TGCGTCAGCCGCTGGAAGATGGTTATGTGACGATCAGCCGCGTACAGGCATCGCTGACTTTTCCTGCTAATTTTATTATGTGCACAGCGCAGAACCCGTGACCGTGCAGTCCTCAACATAGGCAATATGATTTGGAGTGGTAGCGAACCGGTATTCAATATCAACAGATATTTCAGGATAATATTTTTCAGGAGCCGATTCTGTGGTTACCGTAATTTTTTCGACAATAAGTTCTATAATGGCTCTTTTGGTTTCGAATGATAATTTTTCCGGATCAAGATTTTGACATTTATCAGTGAATTTTTTTAAAAGAGAAATAGCTTTTTCCTTATTTTGTTTTGTGGCAGCAGATTTTCTGCTGTCTATTTTCATTTTTAGGCGTTCCTGTAGTGTTGCTTCCTCTGTGGAAAGCTTTTCAAGCTGACACGATAAATCTGTTTCGGAAATAATTTTCTTTCGATACAGCTCAATTATGGACGCACGTTCTTCTGATAATTTTTTCAAACTTGCTTTGATTTGATCATGCTCTTTTTTTACTTCGTCTGCAAGTGATTGCTGTTCTTTTTCCGGATCCATGTTAAGGATTTTGTTTGGAGACTTTAATATTTTTATGCAGTCCTCTAATACAAGATGCTCAAGCCAGTCTGCTCTAACATTTTTCGATATACATTTTTCGGTGTTATGAGCCAGATATGAATTTTTTGCATTACATACGTAGTATGGGATTTTTTCACGTCCGCTGCCTGAATAAGCGGTACCCATATAAGTACGGCCGCAGTTACCGCATTTGATAATGCCCCGTAATAAGTATTCCCGAACGGCGTTTCTCATAGCTGTAATTTGATTTGTTTTTAGAGCTTCGTTAGCTTTTTCCCAGAGCTCATCGCTTACTATAGCTGGGACCGGCCTAAGTATTATTTTGCTGTTTTTGTTTGTGGCTCGTTTGCCGTATTTGTGGGTACCTTTATAGGTTGTTGATTTTATTATCGATAACACTCGGCTCGGATACCAAATGGACGAAACATTCTTTTTACGTTTTCCGTTAATGCCGTTTAAATCATAACGGGTAGGGATATTCAGTGCATTTAAATAATCGGATATTTTTATTGCAGACATTTTTTGATTCCCGGATAAGTCAAAAATTAACTGAATAACATCGCCTTCAGATAAATTGCATCCTGGCATTATATCGTCTGAAATCTGCAGTTGTTTGTCAACAACATGATAACCAAATGGTACGATACCTCCGAGCCAGTTGCCGAGTCTGGCAGCACGTTGGGAGCCGGCCCACATTCTGGATAAAATCGTGTCACGTTCTAATTCCGAGATCCCAGCTAACGAAGTAAGCATAAATCTACCGGTCGGGGTTTCGGTTTCTAAAGGTTCTGTCATACTACGGATACTTACACCAAGTTCTTCAAGATCATGTACTGCGTTGAGAATTACACGTACTTTACGGCCAAGACGGTCGATTTTGTAAAAAAGTATTGTATCAAATTTTTTTTCTCTGGCATCTCTAAATAAACGGCTACCTTCCGGACGTGCTTCAACAGGTATTGTTCCGCTGATACCATCATCGCAGTAATAGTCGAAAACTTCTAGCTGATAGAGATCCACATATTTAGCTGCGAATTCTTTTTGGATTTCGATTGTTCCACGTTCAGCTTGTTCTTCAGAGCTGACACGACAATAAACAGCTACTGGCATTGGCAATCTCTCCTTAAACGTATGTTTGTATTGAGTAGGTTAAAATTTGCAGCCCATGTGGGCTGCTTTTTATTTGTTCGTTCCTTTTAATTGTAAGCATCCATAGAGACAAATTGTCCCTATGGATGTAGGGCTTTTTTAATTTTTTAGGAATATAGGATTTAATTTATAACGATAGGGACGAGTAGTTGTATCTTTGGTAATATGTGAGGATGGGATTTGGGTAAGACGTGAGTTTATAGTATTTCTGGTTTTATTTGTATGAGACATGATTTCTGTAACCGTCAGTCCAACATTGTCAAATAGTACTGATTGAAGAAGGAAGTTATAAATTTCAATAGTCAAAGGATCTTTAATTTTTAAAGTTTCTAGTTTTGCCTGTAGTATTTTTTTAAATTTGTCTAATTGCTCCATTTTTTGGGTTAGCAATTTTCTAATATCTATTATTGTAGATAGAATCAGAGATAAAAAATTTATAACAAATGGAGTTAAATCACCGCGATTTATCTCTGAATTAGTACTGTCAAACATTTTGTAATATTTGCTTCTATTCTTTTTTACTAGAACAGATATACGTAAACTAGCCATTGGTATAATTTCTTTTGTAAGATAGTAGGATGTTATAAACCTTGACATTCTACCATTCCCGTCATAGAAAGGATGTATGTACCCAAAAAGATAGTGGAATATTGCAGTTCTGATGAAAAGCGGCATATGAGAGTCATTTAATATGGTAAGAGCATAATTCATTGCTTTAATGACTTTTTCCTCAGGAAATAGACCTCTATGTTTATCTTTCCCATCACCGATAGAAACAGAGTCTTTGCGAAATATAATCCCATCAGGTTTATTATCTGGCTCAATATTGACTACTTCCTCAAGAATGAATTCATCATAAAAATTTCTGATATCTTGTGAAGTATTAAAACTAATGGATTCTTTATCTAAGATTTTGACATATTTGTTAACTACACTCCAAAATCTTGTGTTACCTTTAGGTTCTAATTGCTGTTTTATAGCGTTCTGTATTTCTTTTCTTGTGCTATGTACTCCTTCTATATCATTTGTTGATTTAATTTCTTCAATAATAGTTTGCCTTGTTAATTGAGCAAGGATATTTTCTGGAATATCTAGTGTTTGGTCCAAAAGGCTTATACTTTCAGCTCCAATGGCTTCGGTCAGCCAAAGTATATCTTCTGTATAACATAAAAATGCAGGATATTGTGTTTTATGATTAAATTGACGAATATTTATATCGAAATGTTTAGTGAAGGGGGCATTGAATCTACTATTATACGTATCTTCATACTGATCACGGGATGTATAATATATTTTTTCTAATGAAATATAGTTCATTTTCATACCTCCATATCATTTATCAAAATTGTTGATTTTTGATAAGTCATTATTTTTGAGTTATCAAAATTGTTGATTTTTGATAAGTCATTATTTTTGAGTTATCAAAATTGTTGATTTTTGATAAGTCATTATTTTTGAGTTATCAAAATTGTTGATTTTTGATAAGTCATTATTTTTGAGTTATTAAAATTGTTGATTTTTGATAAGTCAACAATTTAATAGGCTTTTTATTCATTATATCCCCACAACCAGCATAAAGAGCAATCATTATACCTATTACCAAAGCTGTAAGCAGTGCATATTCTTTGACTGATAAGGATTGTTTATATTTTATTGCTCGGTAAATACCTTTGGCACAAATAGCGCATAAAACACCGAAGAGAAAAATAGCAAATAAAATATTGATCATTGATTTTCAACTTTTTGCTTTTTTTGGAAATCATAGGCTGAATCCATAAATTTCATTATAGTTTCACCCCAGGTACCTGGTATTACTGATGTCCATAGACTTGATGTTTCTCTTGTGTATATAACATCACCGGAAGAATTATAGATAACCTCAGATAATATTCTAAGTTTTCTTTTGTCTAAATTGTATTCCCAAAGGCTTTTACTAGAATTATCATCTTTTGTGGTATAAGTTAGAATCCATACTCTAGTTATTCTGTCAGATAATTCCTTTTCGAATTCCATTGTTTGACTATCTAACCAAAATCCAATTTTATCATCAGAGCCAATCCAAAACCATCTATCAGGATCAGGCTGTTCAAAAGCACTGCAGATGGAAGAAACTGATAACACTAGAATAAATACTAACGCCAGTATCTTTTTCATATGTCAGGACCTCCTGAATTTTTGATGTTTTTTATAAGTTGTTTGTATTTGTGTTGGTATAATCAATAATTTGTTAGAATATAATCTTGGAATGATGTATTTATCATTTTAGACCACGTTGTTCGAGCATATAAACTTTGTCGTTTTCAAACATAATTCTTACTAAAGCACCGTTATCTTCCCAATAATAATGCTCTAGTTTACGATGACCGATTAAAGCCGTGTTACTCTCGTTTGAATTTGTCAATTGACCAGGCATTTTAAATAAGCTGGCTACTTTCAAATAAGAGTCTCCTTTATGAATTTTTTTGAAATTATTTAGATTTAATTCATATGTACCTTTTCCAAAAATTATTTTTGATGATTCATTTTCGTATTTAAGTTTGTTGTCAAATATATTGGTGTATATGAATTCCAAATCAGTCATAAAATTATCGTGATTTATTTTGGTTTTGTCTTTTAATAATGCCATGTGTTTAAATAAATCGTTAAAGGAGTCTATAAGGGTTAGCATAGATAATTTTTGATTTTCTAAATCGGAAGATAACTTTTCGGATTGCAATTTTTCTTTGAGTTTAGATATTTCAGGAATATACTTAGAGTCAATAATTTGGGCAAACTCAACATCTAATTCTTCTGCATCGTTATATTTTTCTCTGAGTTCAGCGAGAGTTTTTTCATAGTCGGAATATATTTTTTTCGTAGGCTGGTAATACTCTTTGTCTATTCGTTGAGCTTCCTCTTTTGAAGAGGGCCCACCACATCCGACAACTAAAAATGTTAATAATAATGTAATGAAAATAAATGAAGTTCTTTTTAATTTTCCCATAAGTTTTCATTCCTTAAAAAATATGTAAAGATTACTTTTTCCCATATCTTTGTTGCTTTAATATGTTTTTTACATCTTCATGAGTTTTACGAAGCATCTCAAGTAACTCTTTCTGAAAAGTAACATTTGATAATATATTGGGAACTTTTATCCAACGTTCTTCTATAGATATATTAGCTGATATTGGAATACTACACTTTTCATGGGTTTCTAAAAGATTTGGTGTTAGTGGAAATCCAAAGGTAGAATATTTTTTATGAAGATTATTATTTAAAGTTTCAAAAAATAAAGGGTATTGCATTTTTATGTATCTTTTATTTGTGAATCCAATACTGGAGGCCAAGGAGATTATATCTTCTGTTGATAATACTTCTCCTAAAACAGCCATACATGCTAATTTTGAAGGAGAAATTGTTTCCGTATTATTTTCTAAAGCTATTTTCAACAGATCATTTTTCTTATGTGCAATAGCGCATCCCATTAAAGCTTCTGATGAATAACCAAGAAATGATGGATGTTTATGATTCTTTCGTAATCGAAGAATGGTGTTAAAAGCAGTTTCATATTTATTTTCATCAAAATATAATAACCGCTCTAGTCCATAATAAAAAACAAAAACGTAACTAATATCAATAGGTGTATCTATATTGGTTAACCAATATAGATAAGTTGCCCTTTCGTCAGGAGTCATGTTTGCGTACGAGGGGAAATAACCGAGTTTTGGTGCGGGATCTAAAGGTACACCAATAGGAAGTTCAAATGAAATTGCACTCGGGTCTTCGCTGCCGGAAATTTGCAATGTAAATGTAAAATTTCCACTTTTTATTTCAGAAACAGTTCGTTTTTTTTTGTCATAATTTTTCAGATTGCCATCAGAAAACCATAATAGATTCAATATTTCTGTTGGAATTATTTCAATGACAGAATTGACGGTATTATCTGTCTTTACCATTGAAGATACAGTTTTTTCGCAGAACATTGATGTTTCATCATCTTTATGGTATGGTTTTGTCTGTTTTGAGGTATGGTCAGTGGTATATTCTGCCAACAACTGATTACAATAATCCTTTGATTCTTGAGGAAGATTTTTGGTGTTCATGATCTCATTGAAAAACTTTGCTATATTATTAAGTTTTGAAGTATCTTTCTGGAACCCTGATACTTTAAGCAAGCGATCATGGTAGGCTCTATATATAGCAGTATTTATTATTTTAGTTCGGTTATTTATAACGGCCGAGTGAGCATCTTTAATGGTTGTTTGGTTTATTCCAATCTCGGAAAGTTCGTTGTTTGGGTATGCAAGCAACGAAGGTAATCTCTCAAGCATTAAATCAATACGAGAAACAACAACGCCAACATTTTTTGAATTATCGATTAAGTCTATGCTTTCCAATATTATTTTATATTGGGCCAGCAATTGATAAGCGTTAAAGTTTTTAACTTCTTCTGTGGGAGAAGTTTTTTCTTCCAATTCTTCCTGTTCTACCGATACTGACGATTCTGTCGTTGTTGTTGGCGATGTGGAGAGCGCTGATTGTTCGTTTTCAAAATCAGTACGTTTAGCAGCCGAATGCCTGTCCCATAGATTTTTTCCTACCACTATAGCAATAATTAGAAGAAATTGTCCTAATGTCATTCCTAAAAATACTAAAATAATAAGAAGAATAATAATTTGCCATACAGTAAGACCGAATATTCTATTCATTAGAATTTTCCTCTCAGCTCTACAACCTTACCTATGATTTGAACCGGAAGATTTTTTATATCCTCAGGTGTGTACAGATGTGGTGTGTAAGCAGCAATATTCCATCCGACCAGGGTTATTCCGGCATCTGATATATGAACTTCTTTTATTGTTGCTTCATCGCCATTTACTAAAACTATGGCAACATCTTTGTTATCTATAGTATTTTGTTTTCTAACAATAACCACATCTCCCTCACATATACGTGGTGCCATACTGTCCCCTTTTACTTGAAGCGCAAAATGTTCGCCGGTAGCTGCCATTTCTGGGGTTATTTCTTCATAATCAAGGATTTCTGTTATTGCATTAACCGGGATACCTGCAATTACACGACCGATGACAGGTATTTTTATTCCTTTTTGTACATTAGTATGTTTTATATTAGTAATACCCAATAAATAATCCGCTGTAACATTAAATTTATTGGCTAATTTTATTATTATATCTTGGGGAGGAATTCTTTGTCCTAATTCATAAAATGAAATCATTTTTGGGGTAAGCCCCAAATAGTCTGATAGCTCTTTTTGGGTCATATTGTTTTCGATTCTTAAGTCCTTAATTCGTTTATTTATCATAATAATTACTCCATTCAATGAACTTTCTGTTCATATTATAAAGCTAATTCTTACAAAATACTATTGACAATGTACTGAAAGTACGGTACTATTAGTACATAAGGAGGTGCAGACATGAATCAAATGAAAAAGATTAGAGAAGAAAAGGGGATTAAATTAGAAGAATTAGCCGTTATGGTAGGTGTATCTTCAAGGCATATTGCCTTTATTGAAAGCGGACAGAGAACGCCTTCAATGGAGTTAGCATTTAAAATTGCCAATGTATTAAGTTCTACTGTTGATAATATTTTTTTACCCAATAAATGTACTAAAAGTACATAAAGGCGCGTGAGGTGATTGTTATGGAATCAAAATTTAATCAGCTATGTGTTTGGACAGCAACTACGTTAGACGGATATAGCAAAGAAGACCTTGAACAGTTTTTTAGGGATGAATTTAGTTGCAGAATAAAATTTGCCGAAGAAGTTGTTACTTTACCATGTTTAGAAAAAAATGAAGAAGGTGGAAGGCATGACCTGTTTTTCTACGTTCATGATGATGATATTGGTAGATTTGCTGTCAAGCGGCTTCTATATGGAATACGTTGGTGGGAAGACGTTCTTGGCAATGGTAACGGATATCAATATTCAGAAGATACCCTAAAAAAGTATCAAAAAATTTGGTAAAGCAGGATAGAAAAAGAAAGGAGTTTTAATTTGAAAACATATCATAAAGACTTTTGTGGTGTTACTGCTAGTGTTACAGATAAGGTCGATGGAACAGCTCGGTTGGTTGTATGTGATCAGTATGGCAAAAAGGTTAAAGATTCTATCCATAAAAACAGGGCTGCTGCACTGGCAGCCTGGCGTAGATTTTGTGCATAGACGATGAAAGGTTTGTAATGAAATATGGTGAGAGTTTAATGGAAAAACACATTGTAAGTAGAAGCGAGATTTCTGTCGAAAGACATTTTGACCACAGTTGTTCGCTGTCGTTAAATGCAGTAATGAAACTACTTCAAATGCTTGATAGAGATATGGAGAAAGGAGATGAAGAAAAATGTCCTGCCCTGTCTGTGGCAAAGAATTCGGCGGCGAAGAATACATCTTTATATGGGATGATCTTGAAAAACAGAGCGTCAGGATCTGTGGAAGTTCAAAATGCATTCAAGCTTTTAAATGCGAATTGAGAAGACGTCACCGCCATAAAAACGTTTCATCTAAAGAAATTTTATCATGAAGGAGGTCTAAAAATGGCAATTAATACAGCTAATCCTTATTTACAAGCTAGATTATTTAGCCAAATTGGACGCATTCAGGCTGCTCAAGAATTAGCTTTGGCAGAGAGTACTCTGAAAAATTATGAATTAGGTTTATCGCCGGTACCTGATTCAACGGTTTTAAGGATGTCTTATCTTTATCGTACACCGTGGTTAAGAGTTCAGCATTTGCAGAAAAATGTAGTTTTCTGCGATATTTTTGGACTGATTCCAGAAAGTCCAACATTAGCTTTTGGTGTACTGCAAATGCAAAAAGAAGTTAGCGATGTTGTTGGAGTTTTACCGGCAATAATTAGTGATGTTGTAAATCAATCAAGAGTAAGTTCGCATTTGATAAGTGAACTTAGAGAAGCAGCTGTTGCTTTGCTTAGTATTTTTGGGCGAGAAACAAAAAAAGAAACCGCCTGTGCTGGTACACAAACGGTTTCTAGGGGTTAGTAGACAATTATGTCTAAGGTCAAGTCAATTATAGCACATTATGCGATCTTTGCAAGAAGGAGGTTGCGTTGAGAAATTACTGTGATGTATGTTCTGCAGCTATTGAACCAGTTACCGAACTGAAAGTATGGAACGCAGAAAAGAAGAAGATTTATCGTTTCTGCAGTTTTGAATGTTTAAAAAAGATGCAGAAAAAGAGCAAAAAACGTAGGAGGTAGTTGTATGGCCAGGGATATAAAACAACGATGTGCCAGATGCGGAAAGGCTATATCTGATTGGCATTATGTCAATAATAAGCCTGTATGTATCGATGATCGTTTGTGTTATCGCCGGCCAAATAGAAAATATAGAAAGCAAAAATCTAAAAATAAGGTTTTGGCAAGAGTTAAATCTAGATATGGAGGTGAACTGTAATGAAATACCTTATTGCTTTGATTGGTGTTATTTTGGTGGCTTTAAGCATTGCCAATTCTGTTGATGCTGTCCAGCCTGAAGCGCAGGTAGAAGTAGTTTCTTATACTGTGCATCATGGAGACACTCTCTGGTCTATTGCTAACCATTATGCGCCGGAACATATCAAGGATATAAGAGAATTTATGTGGCAGATTTGCCAAGATGATCGCAACCAGAATTTGTTTAAAGCTGGTCGTCTTTTACAACCAGGAGACCATCTTTTAATACCGTTAAGTATAAAAAAATAGACGCCGTGTTAGGGACGCAGCGCCTATAAAGTGAAAAAACATAGAAACGATATGTTTCTACCCAAGTTTTATTATAGCATATCGTTTCACTGTTTTCCATAATCATTATTTTAGAAAAAGGAGCAATGAAGTATGACTTATAAGACTTGTCCTAAGTGTGGGGCGAATTTAGACGCAGGAGAACGATGCGATTGTGAAGATGTGGAGCTGAGGTGTCAATATTGTGTTCATTGCTTGCCTATTGGCGAAGGTGATCATATTTGTTATAAAAATGGAGTTCCGGTTATCGTTTTGTCGGAATATGCTCCAACCGAAGATTATTTGTATTGTAGAAGAAAGGACAGATAAAAATGGCAAAACTGATTATGACTGTTGAGGAAATGCAAAATCGTAGTAAATGGCTGAAAATGCGTAAGGCTGGTATTGGTGGTAGCGAAGCTGCTGCAATCGTGGGGCTTAATCCGTGGAAGTCGGCTTTTCAACTTTGGATGGAAAAGACAGGGCAGGTTGAACCGGAAGATTTGAGCGATAACGAGTATGTTTATTGGGGCAATGTATTAGAGCAGGCTGTCGCTGATCGTTTTTGCGAGCTGACAGGAAAGAAGGTTCAGCGCCGGGGCATGCTGCAGGATGACGAATATCCGTATATGCTTGCCAGTGTTGACCGGATGGTAGTTGGTGAGAATGCAGGTCTTGAGTGTAAGACGACTAACGCCTTTAACAGTAAAGTTTGGGCTGATGATGAGCTGCCAGATAGTTATTACATCCAATGCCAATGGTACATGATGGTTACTGGTTGTGAGAAGTGGTATATCGCTGTATTGATTGGTGGAAATAAGTTTATATGGAAAGAAGTGCCACGTAATGCGGCCGACATTGAAGCGTTAAGAAAGGCTGCAGTTGATTTTTGGTCAATGGTAATCACTAATACTATGCCGCCTGTAGATGGAAGTAATGACTGCAGTAATGCTCTTGCTGATAAATTTCATGGAGAAAGTGGTAAAACTATTGATCTTCCGGCCACCGCTAAGGCGTGCATAGAGCGGCTACGGAGTATTAAAGAGAGTATCGGTAAACTTGAGGAACAAAAGAAGTTAAGTGAGAATGAATTGAAATCAATGTTAGGTGATGCTGAGGTTGGCATTATAGGTGAAGATAAGGTTACATGGAAAATCCAAGCGGGAAGAGTGACTGTTGACAGTAAACGATTGAAAGCAGAACAGCCTGCAATCTATGAATCATACAGCAAGATTGGAAATCCAATCAGAGTATTTAAAGTTGGTTAATTATAAAGGAGCGTGTTTAAAATGGCAAATACAAGCGGTGGGTTGTTATCTACAGTAAATAAATCTAATGAAAATAAAGATGTACAGAAAAAGAGCATTGCTTTAATTATGAACGAAATGCTTGATAGCAATGGTATTAAGGCAAGAATCAACGAATTGCTTGGCAAAAGATCTGCACAGTTTGCCGGTAGCTTAGTTAGTTTAGTAAATGCTGACGCAAATTTGCAAAAGGTGTTTGCACAAGCTCCGATGACTATTATTCAAGCTGGACTTAGAGCGGCAGCTTATGATTTGCCTGTCGATCCAGGTCTTGGATATGCATATATTGTTCCATTTAATAATACAGTTAAAGATAAAGATGGAAAAGAATTTAAACGTATGGAAGCTACTTTTATTATGGGTTATAAGGGTATGTATCAATTGGCCATGCGTACAGGTGTGTATAAGAAGTTAAATGTTGTTGATGTTCGTGAAGGGGAACTGAAAAAATATAATCGATTAACAGAAGATATCGAAATTGAATTTATTGAAAATGAAGATGAGCGTGAAGTTAAACCAATCATTGGATATTGTGGATATTTTCGTTTGGTAAATGGTATGGAAAAAACTATTTATATGACGGTAAAAGCATTAGAAGCTCATGAATTGAAACACCGAAAAGGCAAATATATGGGCAAGGGATGGCGTGATGATAAAGATGCTATGTGTCGTAAAACCATTTTACGTAAATTGATTGGTAAGTGGGGTGTTATGAGTATTGACTATCAATCTGCATCCCCATCCATGATTGCTGCGGCTGAAGCGGTTGCCAAAGGACAGTTTGATGATGATGATATCCCAACAATAGAATCTACCGCTACGATCGAACAACTTTCTGATGGGCGCACAGTTGACTTGGAAACGGGCGAAATTGCTTTTGACGGGGATTTTACTGAGGACGAATTACAAGCTGCTCAAAGCGGAAGTGAGGATAAATAATATGGAATTAGAGATTTACCTGTTAGAGATGGAGTTGAGTGTATATGAGTAAAAAAGAAGCCGCTGTTACTTTAGCGTTTATCCTCTCTGCAGGTTTCCTATGGCAGCTTGGTTGTGCTTTGGCAGAGGTAGTAGTAGAGTGGCATATTTGGAGAGGCTGTGTGATATTTTGAATATATTTGATCCTGACAAGTATAACGAAATTATGTCTTGTAACGCAATATTACTAAAATGGCCGCTAGGGCAGGTAAGGAGAACTTTTTATAAATCAAGGCCTGCTGGCGGTGAAATACGACTAAGAAGGACAGGCGGTTGTAGAATAATTTGGCCTTGGCAGACATTTTCTGCTAGGTATAAGAAGAACGGCAGGAAACTGATTAAACGGCGGATAAAGCTGCATCACCGCAGTATTGAAGGCGTTGTGGTTGAATGGTTTCCTTATCAAAAAGGAGTGAGTGTGCGATATGAATAAAGTTGTTTTAATGGGAAGATTGACTCGTGATCCGGATGTTAGATACACACAGACAGGCAAGGTAGTAACCCAGTTTACATTAGCGGTAGATCGACCGTTCAAGTCTGCCGACGGAAATAAGGAAGTTGACTTTGTGCCAGTAGTGGTTTGGGGTAAGATTGCTGAAATGATTGGTAATGGCTGTCATAAGGGGCATAGGTTGCTTGTAGACGGTCGGCTGCAGATTCGCAGTTATGATGCCAAGGACGGTACAAAACGCTGGGTAACGGAGATCATCGCTAATAGCGTGGAATTTATTGAGCGTAGGTCGGATACAGCGAAACCAACAGATGAAAAAAGTGAGATGGAAGCATTCGGGCAGGCCGTACCGTTTGATGAAGAAATACCGTTCTAGGAGGCGGAAATGCAATACGATTACGAAAGAGCAGCAGCGATAATCAATGCCTTTAGGGATTTGGTAATGGAAATAAAATCCATTGATAATGCATGTCAGACAGAAATCAAAGAAGCTGATATGGCCTTTTGCGATATTCGTCATAAATGTGAGATTGATTATCCTAAAAACAGGAGCACACGGACCAAAATTTGCAGATTGATGAAGGAGTACAGCGTAAGGCGTCGGAACGCAAAAGAAACTCTTGAAGTTATAACGCCATTGGTACGATTTTTAGATAAAAATACTCATGCCAGTAATTTGATAGGTCAAATGGCAAACGAAACTCGCAAGGCCTTAGAAAACACCCGCAGAAGCAAAGTATATAAGGCGAGGGTGCTTCCTGAATTGTTTGAAGGAATGGAGCGATAAAAGTAATTATGCATATCAATATAAAAGCTATGCTAGCAATGATTAAAGATGAACCAGAGGACAAATATATACCAGTTTTAAAACCAGTTCTTGAGGCGCTATTAAACGAGAATAAGATGCTACGTAGGAAAAATAGCCAGCTTGGTGGGAAAGTGGCGAGAATGAGGAGAGCGCTCAACGGAGGAGATTGAGAATGAGGATACCTATGATATCAAATATTAAAAGGATGATGAAAAAATGGAAACAAGAACAATTAAATTAATAGAGGCAAGATTTTTCCAGTTAACCCTTCAGCCAATGAATGATAGTGCAGATAGCTGCAGAATCATTGCTGTTTCTGATGATTATTGCAAGTTGGTTAAATGGTATCAAGCGCAGATCGCATCTGATGGAAAGGGTGTAATGCGGTTCAAGCCAGGATCTCCGTTAGAATGGTTTTATCCTGCGGCATCTTTGGAACTGAATCGTTTAGACGCTTATGATCGTGGGATTTCTGATGAGTGGGTAAAGCTAAGTGTCTACGAAGATATTTTCGAGAGTGAAGATTATTATGTTGTTCGCTAAGCATTGGGATTGAAGGTGGCCTTATGGGTAATCGGATAATAAAAGAAAGTATATGCAGCAGCCCTACAATTGATCAACTCAGTTGGTTCGAAGAAGCGTTCTTCTATCGGCTAATGGTTAATTGTGATGATTATGGACGTATGGATGGAAGAATTCCTATTATTAAATCTAGGCTGTTTCCTTTGAAGGATATAACAAAAGCGACTGTTGATGATGCGCTAAATAAGTTATCGAAGGTAGGCTTGGTGGTTCGCTATGAAGCAAATGGGCAACCGTACTTGCAATTGGTAACTTGGGGTAAACACCAGCAGATTAGAACTCGTAAAAGTAAATATCCTGATCCACCTGATACAGCAAAGACGATTTTATCCACAGGTGTTGAGAAGTCAAACACTAACACTTGTAATCAAATGAAATCAAATGAAATCATTTGCCCGCCTAATCCAATCCAATCCAATACGAATACGAATCCAATACAATCCAATACAGTACTATATGAGTTAGTACTTAATACTGTAGGGAAAACCAAAGAGCAGTTAGTGTCTGACGTATTTGATGACTTTTGGGATTTATATCCAAAACAAACGGAAAAAGAAGTTGCTAAAGCTGCATTTCATTCTCTTGTTGATATTGGGATTTTTCCTGATGACATTGTTTCTGCTGTGCTGAAGTTAAAACGTGAAAAGGTAGGTACTCAGATTCGTTATTATAAAAAGCCGGCAGATTTTTTGAATTTTGATGTTATATCTAGATATCTGCCTAAGTATCTAAATAAATGTCCTATTTGTCAGTCTGCTGGGTTTGTCCCTGAAGAGGCAGGAAATGGTATGAAACAGTGTGAGTGTGCAGATAGGTACAATCATTTGGGGTGGCATTTTAAAGAATCTTAGGAGGGAGTGATATTTTTTATGGATAAAAAATTGATATATATTGCTCATCCCTTTGGTGGTGATGATGTAAATGTAAAAGCGTGTGAGGATCTCGTTCGGAAGCTGACGACTAATTGCAATAACTCTTATGTATTCATTTCGCCAGTACTTAATTTTGGTCATATGTATGTGGATGTTGATTATATCGATGGTGTAAATGTTTGTTTAGATCTGTTGAACGCTTGTGATGGATTATTACTTGCTAACGCTTGGCAAACATCCCGAGGATGTATGGCTGAGTATGCTTTTGCAAGGGCTAAGGGAATAACAATTTTTAGTCTAAAGGACTTTAACTTATGATTGATTACATCGTTTTATATACTTCATGTTTTGTCTTTACTGGTATATGTGTTGCCTTTGTTTATAAAGTCTTAACCAATAATAGGTTTTAGGTATACGCAAGATTACTTCACATTGGAGATGAACAGATTGGTAAAAAATAAAAAATACTCAAGGACCAGTTTAAAATATTGCGGTATTCCAATGGAAAAAGCATTGGACCAACATGGTTGCGATATAGTTCGTGATTTCTTTGGTAAAGTTCTCAAAGCTGCTACATTAGCTGCAGAGAATAATATACATATGGATGGTCAGGCAATTTCTAATTTAATGACAATGTATCGAAATAGGGTGATTTGATGAAAAAAGAACGCTATATGTCAAAAAACGAAATGTTAGATGCTATGAAGGTTGGTACATTCTCGGGAGAATTAGAAGCTATTGCTAATAGAACACCTGAATCGGAGTGGAGAAAGCGCTTGCGATCTGCAGCAACTAATTGCCAAAAGGTGTTAGAAGAACGATTATTTTGCTTGGATAAGGATCAACTGCAGACTGTACAGCGCCGTCATAATCATAACAAAATGGTTTATGTGACCAGTGACGATAAGAGATATGTACCAACTGATAAGGAGAATCCCCAGGAGCTTGTGACAGTATCTATTGATGATTTATATACGGTAATAGATCATGCGTTTGAATCGTGTCATCTATGTACACAAGGTATTAAAGTTGAAGAGTGTCGATATCGTAAGTTATACCATCGGTTAGGTGTTCCGGTCGCAAGAGATAATCCTGTAGCTGGTCAATGTGAATTTATGTGGGAGGAAAAATAAAATGAATATTGATAAAAATAAGTTAGTATCAGCAAGAGAGAACGCCCTGATGAATCAATTTGAACTGTCGCAAGCCAGCAAGGTAGATTTAAGTCTTATAAGACGTTTGGAAATCATTGGCGGTGCAACGCCGAAATCCATTGCCGAAAAACTCGCTATTGCATTAAGCACCCGGCTGGACGATATAACGACCAGCGAAGATATAGGGCAAGAATCTACTGTCGAAGGCGGTAATTTATCCGATGGCGGTGTTGCCGTTTCAGAGCAGAAAGCTTTTTTGTTGGTTAATACAAGAAGAAGCTTAGGCCAATCTCCGGCACCGAGGCTAATCAGAATTGATCAGATAACATCTATGAGTGTTGATTTTAAAGAGCCTAAAATTTGGGTGATTTATGAGACCGGCAGTAATGGAATGACCTCTACAGTAACAGAATATTTTAAATCATTTGATGATCGGGACACAGCATGGGCTTCTATTATGACCAAAATATCTGAAACTAATAATGTCATTAGGAGTGATTCAAATGGCTGTGATAACGAATAAGGAGAGATAGCAATGATCTACATAGGGGTAGATGTAGGTAAAAAAGGTGGATATGCAATCATAGATGATGATCTTGTAATTGCGTATCCCTATGATGATAAAGAATTTGTTGAATTTATGAATAGCATATGCGACCGAAAAGCTGTAGCTTGTATTGAACAGGTTGGCGCTATGCCAGGGCAAGGAGTAACGAGTATGTTTAACTTTGGCAAATCAGCTGGATTTATCGAAGGTGTATTACAGGCACTTGAAATTAGATATCAACTTGTTAGGCCGCAGGTTTGGAAAAAAGAATTTGGCCTTAATGGGAATAAACAGAAATCGATAGAGGTGTGTCGGAAGTTGTTCCCGGACGTTAGTTTATTACCAACATCTCGTTGCAAAAAATCACATGATGGCATGGCTGAGGCTTTGTTGATGGCAGAGTATGCCAGACGCAGGATGTAAAGGAGTGCGATTTGAAAATGATTGATGTAAAAATTAAATTGTTAGACGGCGGTATTATGCCAACTAAAGCTCATAATGACGATGCTGCATGGGACTGTTATGCGAGAGAATGTGTCGAAGTTGGCAAAGAACCGGTGTTAATTGGGTTAGGATTTGCAATAGAGCCGCCTAAAGGCTATTATGTGGAAATTGCACCTAGAAGTAGTATCGGGTTTAAAACGCCGCTTCGCCAGCCGAACGGCATCGGGATTATAGACAATGGGTACAGAGGCGAAGTCAAAGTTATGTACGAAGCCAAAAGACTAGCAAGGAAATTTAATAAAAATGGCAGCTCATGGGAAATGCCCTATAAAGTTGAAGCAGGTGATCGCATAGCACAGATGATCTTGCGTAAGCAGGAGGAAGCTGTGTTGATAGAAGTCAAGGAACTTGCGGAAACCGATAGAGGAATAGACGGCTTTGGCAGTACCGGGAGGTAAATGATGGCTGAAATAGATGGACCTTGTAAAAATTGTAATGAACGTCGTGCTGCTTGTTGGGATAAATGTGATAAATATAAATCTTATAAGGCTGCTGCTGAAAAGATTAAATTTGAAAGACGAAGGTACGAACAAAAAGAAAGGGACCTTGCTATAGATATTAGTAGAGCTATTGGGCGCACAAGAAAACATCGATGATTAATTAAAAGAAAGGAGCGTGAAGATGTGACTTTAGAGTATAAAGTTGTTTATCAATATTCTAATGATCCAGAGTTACGGCAACATTCTGAAACTGTTTATGCTGTTGATCCTATTGACGCTATGAATAAAGTTGAAACTATAATTAATTCTAAGACAAAAGAATCATTTGAAATTATGGCTGTTATTTTGAATGGAAGAGTAATTAAGTAAATTGATAGTTTGGGATGTAGAGATGGGAACATGTCTAAGGTCAATACATGTTTTCGGAGGGAAAATATATATGAGCATTATCAGCCGGAAGACCCTGAATATAATAAATAAAAAATATAGGCAAAGAAATTCTATCGAACAGGCTGTGTGGAGAACAAAACTAGAACGGCTGGACCGAGGTTCTTATACTGGTAATATCGGTTACTCGCAGCCTGATCCTACTGGTAATGCTGCTATTAGAAATGCAGAAGAAGTTTTGAAAGTAGAGATAACCAATGAACATGGATTTATAGTGACCATAGATTATCCTGAACGCTGGTTGAAGGTGATGGATACAATAATATATCATTACCAACAAAATGACGATGATCGGCATCAAAAGACACAGGAAATAGTTATGCGGCGGTATTTTAAAGGAGAGTCGCCAGATGTAACTGCTGGTCTGCTGGGTATTGGAAGGACAACTTATTTTGAACTATTAGACAAATTTTTGGCTGATACAGCAGCTGTTGCATTCCATGAAGGAGTATTGGAACTCCCGATAAAATTGATTGACTTTAAATACGAGAAGTAAAGAAGTGAGTTCACAATAATTTCACAATTGGTCCCGGACTTTTTTGCTATTACACTGTGGTAAAATGATAGTGTAAAATTTTATATCAAAGCGAAGAAGCTGGACAGCTTGTGAAATGCAGCTGCACCGGCTTTTTTGATTTAGATATGAGTTATGATAATTTTAATTTTAATTTTTATTTGTCAAGTATTTAAAATAGATAGACGACTATGTTTTTAGAAGGAAATAAATTATTCAATAAGTTAGTTATAGTTTATAGATAATACCGTAAGATACTTACATTTTGTAAGTGTCTTTGTTATAATTGAAAGCAGTAGATTTGTGGATATTATTTTACAATTATAATATGGTTAAGGAGTATTGAAAATGGAAAATAATTTATTTTTTTCTAGTATGGTGGTATGTTCACGTGACCTTGAGAGTGTTTTAAATCAATTTTGTGAAAAATATAATGATGCTGTGTATTTAATTAATAAGCCTTTATTAATTAAAAACGCTGAGTACCAAGGCGGTAATATGGTATTAATAGTACCTAAGCATAAATTACTTTTTGTAGAACAAGATGATAGTCAAACTAATTTTGAAGATTTTAAAGAGGATTTTTGCGAAGATTTAGGTTATATTTCTAATAAATATAATTATCAGAGTGACCTTGGGCGGCCACGTGTATGGAAAGAAAAATATTTTTCTGATATAAAATATAATGATTTAATACATAATATTGATACACTTGATAAATTTGAAAAATTTTTAAGTGTATATAAATTATGTAATAGAGAGGAATATAGAAAACAAAAATTTATTTGTTCACTTGCTATAGGTAGTATAAACGATATAGATAAAATTGGTGGAGATTATCCAGATACTGTATTAGATACAGTCAAAAAAAATATTATTCTTTTTGATGGAAAACAAACAAGTTTTATTTATGATAATGATAAGTCACAAAAAGAATATTATATACAGGGATTAGCTGGTACTGGTAAAACAGAATTATTATTGAATAAATTAAAAGATTTATATATTTCAGATAATAATAGTAAGATAGTTTTTACTTGTTTTAGCACTATTTTGGCTGATAGTATGCGTAAAAGAGTACCTGATTTTTTTAATTTTATGAAAGTTGAAGAACAAATTAAATGGGATGAAAGATTATGGGTTATGAGAAGTTGGGGTTCTAAATCTTCTCCAAATAGTGGGCTATATAGCTATATATGTAATGAATATAGTATACCTTTTAGAGCTTTTTCTGCATATAATAAGATCGATTTTGATTTTGTATGTAAAGAAGCATTAGAATATATCAATTTGATAGATAATAAAGATTTTAAAGAATGTTTTGATTATGTATTAATTGATGAGAGTCAAGATTTTCCTGAAAGTTTTTTTGAACTATGTGGAAAAGTTACAAAAAATAAAATTTATGTAGCAGGTGACGTATTCCAAAATATATATGACAGAAATATAGGAAGAGAAAGTTATTCTTTACTATTAAATAAATGTTATAGAACAGATCCTAAAACGTTGATGTTTGCTCACTCATTGGGACTGGGATTATATGAAAAGCCAGTTATCAGATGGCTATCAAATAAAGACTGGGAAAATTGTGGTTATGAAATACAGGGGGAGAGTAATAATAGGATTACTTTAACAAGAAAGCCTTTGAATAGATTTGATGACTTGGATCAAAATATTATAAATACAGATATTCGTAGATGTAATGTAAATGATTATGGAGATCTAAAAAATACAATAATTAATATTATAGATGATATTAAAAATAGTAATCCAACAGTAGAAGCTAGTGATATTTCTATTATATTTGCTGAAAATCATTTGAGAAAGATGCATTATGAGATAATTGATAACTTGGCTTTTGATTTATACTTTAAATACAATTGGAAAATTAATAAAGGTTATGAAACAAAGCAGCAAATTCCTGATAGCTTAATGATTAGTAGTAAAAATTATATAAAAGGATTAGAATATCCTTTTGTAATATGTATAGCTCCTCAAAAAATATCTAATGATATTTTTGAAAGAAATTCTTTGTATATGATTTTGACTAGGTCGTTTATCACATCTTATTTTATAATGAATAATGATGACAATTTATATGATTTATATAGCAAAGCGAGTGATGAAATTAATAAATTTGGAAAAATGAATTTAAGAAAACCAGATGAAGAAGAAATTCAATCATCAGAGAGAAATTTAAGTATAAATGCAGAAAAAACTATTATGGATAATAATTTTTTAAAAGATTTGATAATGGAATTTGGTGAAAATGCGGGGATAAAATCTTTAGAAGAATTAAATGAAATTATGCGTTTAGTAGATAAACAAATTTTAGCAAATCCTTCTTTAAAGGACGATACTACTGCTCTAAAAACAAAGATAAAAAATTTAGTAGATTTTTTTAGAAATTAAAATGAAAAAGTATCTTTTTAAAATTAGAGAATATGGACAAGTTGATTTGAAGCATATGATAATTAGAAATAAAAAAGATATTATTATAATGCTTTTAGAAATACTACAAATTATTTTGTCATATGGATCTCGTGTTGATGAAGTATGTGATAAAGACAAAATAGTTATTTGTATTGATAAAATGAAAAGATTAATTGTTTGTTATGAAGACAAATTAATTTCATTTTTATTTCCCTTTAATATAGAATCTATTACTACTAATGATGAAGAATATTTAAAGTTTTATGTTGTAAATATAGGATTGGAAATTGATAGTCAGAAGGTATCCATATTAAAAAGTATTTTTTTCAATGTTATTAATGAAATTAAAAATATGGAGGAATGCGTGAGTGAGATTTATTTGGCTTTAGATGAAAGTGGAATAAAAGATGAAGAAAAAGCAGATTACTTTGTACTAGTAAATTATTTGCTTAATTTAGAATATGGATATTTGAGATATGATCATGATATAGATCATGAAAATGGGTTGGTGCATCCAGAACATCATCTTGACATTAACTGTTCAGCAAATAGTACATATAAAATTGGTTTAGATGATAGTATAGATTCTGATTACTTGATTGATTTATTAGACTTACGAACAAACGCAAAGTTTATTTGTGATAAAAATTGAATCTATTTTTCTTATATCTATATTTTGTATCTTTTGATGATAGAAATGGAATTTGAAATTGAATATTTATTTAGCGGCTCTCACAAGCCGTTATTTTTTACTTGACTTTTGGCAACCAAAAGTGAGGTGAGAAAATGGCTACAAAAATGGGACGTCCTACGGATAATCCAAAGCCCTATCGAATTGCGGTCAGATTGGATGAAGAAACTAAGGCAATATTAGATGCATATTGCAGACAGGAAAATATCAACCAAATGGAAGCCGCAAGACGTGGATAAGGAAACTTAAGGATGACATAAACAAATAAGGTGCTGCTCCGACGGCTAAATCAGGAAGCAACACCTTAACCGAGAGGTTCCTCTCGTGAAATATTGTATCACTAGTCGGAGTTTTCTTTCAAGCATGAAAGGAGAACGACAATGAAGAACAGAGTGCAGACCAAAAAAGTCTTATCGCAGAAATGTGGGCGCGGCATTTACCGTTTAACTTTGTTCGCAGTAGCGGGTACCAAAGGAAGTGTTCGCTGTGAGTGAGTTGGTTATGATTCATAATAACAAAGTAGTTGTATCGAGTAGGCAGGTTGCTGGAAGTTTTAATAAAATGCATAAGTATGTTTTAGCTTCGATTAAGCATTTAATTAGCTCAGCCGAAAAATCGGCTCAGTGGTTTAAGCAATGCTCATACAAAGACAGCAGTGGAAAATCAAATATAGAATATTTAATGAATCGTAATGGGTTTATGCTTTTGGTTATGGGCTTTAATGGCAAGACCGCCATTGATTTAAAAATAAAGTATATTAATGCTTTTGATGAAATGGAAGCCATGTTGCGTGAGCGTCAAAAACCAAAGCAAATATCGTTTATAGAACAATCTGAAATAAAATACGTTAAACCTTGCGATAATACAGAGTATATGAAACAGTATGCTGTGATACAGGCTTATTTAACTATTGCCAATGATATGTTTAAAGATTTAACGATACCACGTACTTTTCCGGAGCGTGAAGTCATTTTAAAAACAGCTGTTGAAATTTTTTCAAGAATGGCTTGGGTTTGTTGTGGCTTGCAAGATATAAAATTAGAATTATATTCTGAAATTAATTAAAATCAAAAATAGTTTTGAAAGACGTTACAGAAATGTAGCGTCTTTTTTTATACCAAAATACAAGGAAGGTGGCGGTCGATGCCGAAAGCGAGAAGTCCTGAACGTGATCAGGCGTATGAAATATATAAAGAGAGTAATGGCCTTATTACATTGCGGGAAATCGCATTACGGTTGGGCGTACCTGAAAAGAGTGTTTCTGGGTGGAAAAGCAAAGATAGTTGGGATAAAAAAATTAATGGAGTACTCCAATCGAATATTCGGAGTACTCCGAAGAGAAAAAATGTCGCTAAAAAAATCATTGAAGATGTTGAAAATAACGAAGAACTGAATGATAGAGAACGACTTTTTATTTTTGCATATTTGGAAACGCATAATGCTAAAATATCATGTTTACGAGCTGGCTATGATGTCCAAGAACGTTATGCACGTCAACTTGGATATAAGATATTAAACAGAGAGCGAGTGAAATTAGAAATTGAAAGATTAAAGAAAATTCGTAATGAAGCGATGTTTTTATCGTCAGAAGATGTGCTTGAAAAGTATATGCAAATTGCATTTGCTGATATTACTGATTTTATCGAATTATCTGGCTCTGGTGAATGCGTTAATATAAAAAGCCTTGATAAATTGGATGGTGGAGTTATTGAAAGTATAAAGAATGATAAATTTGGGATTTCACTTAAACTTTCAAACCGGAATAAGGCGCTTGCTTTTTTGGCCAAGTATTTTGAAATGAATCCTATGGATAAACACCGTAAGGAATATGATAATAAGCGTTTAGAGTTAGAGCGTGTAAAACGTGATGATTCAAATGGACAGCAATCGAATGGAAGTGAAGGTCCTTCGGTTGTTTTTTATTTACCGGATAATGGTAGAGGCGATAATAATGGTGGTGTGAAAAATGATTAATGAAGCACCTAAAATTATTAGACCACAAGTAGGGCCACAAGAACTGTTTTTATCAACCCCAGCTGATATTGCTTTCTATGGAGGTGCTGCCGGTGGAGGGAAAACATATGCTTTGTTGTTAGAATCACTTAGACATACAAATAAAGGTGGATTTGGTGCAACTATATTTCGTAGAAATAGCAATCAGATAAAAAATGAAGGCGGTTTATGGGATACAGCAAAAGGGTTATATGTTCCGATTGGCGGCATACCTGTAGAAAATCCACAACCTAGATTTAGATTTAAATCTGGATCAAAAATATCTTTCGCTCACTTGCAACTTGAACGGGATAAATTTGCATATCAAGGTGCTCAGATTCCTTTGATTGGGTTTGATGAAATTACACATTTTACATCAGGCCAATTTTGGTACATGTTATCACGGAATCGTTCTACATGTGGAGTGAAACCATACATCCGTGGAACGACCAATCCTGATGCTGATAGTTGGGTAGCTCCGTTTATTCAATGGTATTGGGATGCCGATACTGGTTATCCAATCCCAGAGAGAAGCGGAGTGATTCGCTATTTTACTAGGTTGGGCGATGAAATCATTTGGGGGGATACACCGGAGGCTGTTATGGCTCATTCCCCTGAGATTATCAGAGAACAGGTCAAGAGTTTCACTTTTATTGCAAGTAAACTGACAGACAATAAAATTTTGATGGAAAAAGATCCAGGCTATTTGGGTAATCTTAGAGCTCTTGGAGCCGTAGAGCGCGAAAGGCTGGAGCATGGAAATTGGAAGATACGGCCGGCGGCTGGCCTGTATTTCAAACGTTCTTCTGTTCAGATTGTTGATGCTATACCGAGCAATGTCATTGCTTGGGTGCGATCATGGGATTTAGCTGCTACGATTCCGTCACCAATTAATCCTGATCCTGATGCAACGGCGGGGGTATTAATGGGTAAAACAGATAATGGGCTTTATATTGTGGCCGATGTAAAACGTGTTCAGTTAGCAGCTGCCGGAGTACGCAATATAACAAGGAATACAGGGGTTATTGACCGTGCCAAATTAGGTTTTGTATATATTACGGTGCCACAAGATCCAGGGCAAGCTGGCAAAGAACAAGCCGAAAGTTATATTAAGCATTTTACAGGATTTGCTGTTGATACTGTTCGGCCAAGCGGCAATAAGATTACACGTTCAGAGCCATTTTCAGCTCAATGGCAGGCTGGTAACGTATTGGTTCTTGCAGCTGACTGGAACGAAATGTATTTTTCGGAACTGGAAGCGTTTCCGGAGTCCGCACATGATGACATGGTTGATGCATCTAGCGATGCTTTTAATAAATTGCAGAGCATTAGTCCGTGGGGAGGTTTAACAAGCTAATGGTCAAAAACAATAGTAAAAAGAAGTCTGTTGATAGAACAGATGGATTTTTTAATACTTTTATTAGCCGAGGTGCGCGGCAATATACTAGAGATAATAGTTTCTTTTTGGAAGAACCTTTAACCTACCAATTTTTAGAAGGTATTTGGTCAAACAGGTTGGCTCAGAGAATATCGAGTTTGCCAGCAGAAGCTGCCTTGAAAAATGGTTATAAAATTGAGGGAGACAAAGATAACCTTATCATTCAATATCTTGATGAAAGGCTTGCTGAATCTATTTTGGCAGAAGCTTTAACATGGGCTCGTCACTTTGGCCGTAGTTGTATTTTTATGATTATGGATGACGGCGGGACTGAAGAGGAACCAGTAAATTGGGCTCGTCTTAGATCAATAAAATCAATGGAAGTATATGATGCGCAAAGCATTATTGAGGATTTTAGTGGGTATTTGATTAATGATGATCCAACTGATAAGCAGTTTGGCAAACCAGAATGGTATCAGATAACGCCGCCATTGAGTGGTAGACCTCTTTATATACATCACAGTCGATTGTTAATATTTGATGGTGACTTGTTGCCGAAAAATTTGCGGATTAGTCGTAATGGTTGCGGTATGAGTTGTCTTGAAGGTCTTATAAAAGGAATATATAGATGTGATACAGCTCAGGCGACAGCGTTACATGCACTCGAACGCATGAGCACATCTCTTACAAAACTAAACGAATTAGGATCTAAATTAGCTACTCCGCATGGTGAAGAAGAGGTGCAGCGGCGTTTGGATTTAATTGATATGGCACGTAATATTTTAAATACTATTGCTTTATCTACGGATGATGAATATCAGGTTTTTAATGTACCGATGTCAGGAATTCCAGATGTCTTGGACAACTTTGGACAGTATATTTGTGCAATGACAGGTATTCCTTTTACAGTGTTGTTTGGACGTGCGCCAGCTGGGTTAAATAGTACAGGCCGTGGAGATTTAGAAAATTACTACAATGATGTCGTTGGTAAAGTTCAAAGGCGCCAGTTAAAACCTCAACTGGAAAAGTTAATAAAAACAGTTCAACTGTGTAAGGACGGACCAACTGGTGGAAGGGAACTTGAAAACTGGACTATTAAATTTAATCCACTATGGATACCAACTGAAAAAGAGATCGCAGAAACAAATAAATTAAATGCCGAGTGCGTAAAAGCTGAAATAGATACGATTAATTCTTTGATGGAAGCTCAGCTGCTCGATTCAAGTGAAGTACGGCCATATTTAGCAGAAAAATATGATTTGCCGATTAAGGGTAGTCTGTTGAATTTGAGTGATGATGATGATGAAACAGAATAATCAAATTAGATTTCTGCAACCGACAGTTAAAATTTTATATCCCGAAAGCTCAGAGCGTGAATATTATCGTTTGCTGAGAGCCATGGTCAGAATGTTGAATAAGTTATCTTTAGAAAATATTGAAACATTGAAAGATGTATTAAGGTATGATTCTACTGATAGTGAACGTATATCAGGCAAAGTGTTAGAAGAACTTGAAGTTAGTGGCGTAAAGGACGAAGTTATATCTGGTATTAAACGGGTCATGAAAGGTGTAGATAATACTGCGAAAGATAATTTAAGCCGCAGTTTTAGAAACTGCCTGCAGGTAGATGTATTTATAAATGATACAGGATTTCTTGAATCTGTAACATCTGAATGGTATTCTCAGCAATCTCAACATGTAAACAGTATTGTCAGCACTTATACAGATAAATTAGCGACTATAATCAGCAATGCTGTTCAACGAGGGTCTTTGTATAAGGATGTACAAAAAGAAGTAAAAAATCTTTATAATATAACGGATAATCGTGCAAAGTTCATTGCTCGTAACGAAATTGGAAATTTGAATGCTGTTACGACAAAAAGAAGGCAAGAAGAAGCTGGGATTTATTGTTATGAATGGCGCACTTCAGAAGATGAACGTGTACGTGTATCTCATGCAGAACTTAATGGGGATCTTTTTTTTTGGCATGATAGTAAAGTTGGAGAAATCAATGGTAGAAAAATTTATCCGGCTCCAAAGCTACATCCAGGAATGGATTATAGATGTCGGTGCATTGCCATTCCAATTATTGATTTAAATAATTGGAATGCTGCTGTTGTAACACCGATTGGAGAAGTTAAAGCGAATAAACGTCTTGAATTAAGTCCTTATGAAGTTAAGGAATTTAGGTTCTTTAATAAATTTGATGATGTTCCTGAAATAGATCGAGTAAGAAAATCTATAATTGATTTAGATGCTTATACAGGTATAAAATTTATCGTGCCAACGGATTTAGATAAAAATCTGCAAAATTTAACTAAGGATGAGCTGTTGCCACAGATCGCAAACTTGCCTAAAAAATTGCGGGAGAGGATAAAGGAAGTTAGGATTTTGGATATATATTGCCCTGCAGATGAGAAATGGATTGAGGCATACCCAGGTTTTACCCATGCATATGCAACTGCGGAGGAATATATTATTACTTTCTGGCGCAACAATAGAGAAGCACTTCCCGAAGGACGGCTTCAAGAAATTTTGCTTCATGAGTGCGGTCATCTGTTGGATATTTTATATGGCGGCGTTTCTTCTAGATCAAAATGGTTAAAGGCTATTGAAGAAGATACCAAAATACATGGGCTACCAGTAAATGAATATGCTAAAAACTCTCCAGAAGAAGATTTTGCAGAAAGCATAATGATATATTATACTTATGGTAGCAAAGCACTTGCTAAATATTATCCTAATCGCCATAAGATTTTGGAGGAGCTGCTTAAAGATGATTGAGCCCAAGAAATTTCAAGAGAGAGTAATACATAAAACTCCGCATGGTGGTACGTATAGTATTGCTAGCTTTTATGACGGTAAGACTAATATGCCCTGTGAGAGGGAAGTGTCTAATGTATGGATTATCACAGAATACAATGACAAAGACGAGGTGATACATTCTAATAGAATGTATCGAGGTGATGGGATCAAATATAGCTCAATACCAGGCTTTTTGTTAAAGGGAAAATAAAAATTATAGTTAATCTAAGCACTTACAATTGTAGGTGCTTTTTTTATATCCATTTTTTATGAGAGGGGGTGATAAAATGCGGAAAGTGCAGCGATATGACAGTATGCAATTTGTTGCCGGTGCTGTAACGACACCTGAAGGGTTTTTACTTGATTCTCCGATTGTGGCCAGGACAGGTATTTATACTTATCTACAACCTGACGGTTCTGTAAGGCGCGAATATAGACCACCGGATGAGGTGTTTGCTGAAGATGCTCTCGTTAGCTTTAAAGGGAAACCTATTACAGTATTACATCCTAAAGGTGGGAGGGTAACAGCAGACACTGCACATAAAGTAACCATAGGAACTATAATGTCACCAGCATATAGGAAAAATGATACCGATGTAGCTTGTGACATAATAATCCACTCGCCACAGGAAACTAAAGGGTTCAGAGAGTTGTCTGTTGGATATAGCGTAGAGTTAGAAGAAACTCCTGGTTTGACACCAGATGGTGAACCTTATGATGCAGTGCAACATCTGATAAGATGTAATCATTTGGCTGTAGTACCAAGTGCAAGAGCTGGAAGAAAGGCCCGGCTAAATTTGGATGGGAACGAAGTATTAGACGGTTTTGAAAGTGAGGAAAATAAAAACATGGTAAAAATCAGAATTGATTCAAACGAATTTGAAGTTGAGCAGGCGGTGGCTAATCACATTACTGCATTGACAAATAAATGTGACGCTGCGAATGTAAAAGCAGATGCTGCTGAAACAAAATTTACTCAGGTTATGACTGAGTTGGAAAAGGTAAAGACAGATGCTGCAGATCAAAAAGTAAAACTTGATGCAGCAGAAGCTGAAAGGGATGCTCTGAAAGGCAAACTTGATGCGGCTGCAGCTGAAAAAGAAGCTGCTATCGAAAAAGCTGTTGGAAAAGCTAAGGCAGAAGTTAAGGAACGTGCGGAGCTGGATGCTTGCGCTAAAAAAGCGCAGGTAGAAAAAACTGACGGTCTTGATAATAAAGCTTTAAAAATTGCTATTGTTAAGGCTTTGCGTGGAGATAGCGTTGATTTTGAAGGTAAAACGGATGATTACATCAATGCCTATTATGACAGTATCAAAAATGATTTAAATGATACTGACGAAGCAGTACGGCAACAACTTAACAAGGCGCGTCAAAAATTAGACGGACAGGAATCTCAAACCCCTGCTGCAAAACATCGTCAAGATATGATTGATCGTATGACCAACAAAAAGGAGGAAAAATAATATGCAACTGAAATATGGTGAAATGGATGTAGCCCTTGTTGGGCAGATTGCTGATTTGAGTAATAAAACAATTGATAGCTTTGCTGCAGAAGAAGCTCTTGATCCAGGGGTGCCGGTAATTCGTGGTTCGAATCCAGAAAAGCAGATAAAAAAAGCAGGAACAGGTACTCTAAAAGATGTAATTGGTATTACTGTTCATCAACACAAAGAACCCGATGATCCATACTATCCTGTTGGTTATTCCGTAGGAGTAATGACTCGTGGTCGTATTTGGGTACCGGTTACTAAAGCAGTAACTGCAGGTAAGGTTGCCAATTATAAAATTGCAGATAATGGTTTTACTGATGAGGCTGTTGCAAGTGGAATTGAAGCTGTTGGCGTATCTTGCGTTTTTTTGACTAGCAGTGCTGCTGCTGGTATTGCTGAAATTGAAATTGGACATGCAAATGTTACTGTTACCGCTGGTGCGTAACGAATAAAGGAGGATATGTATATGAGTAATGAAATGAGATATGATGAACAAGATTTAATGGCTTGTAAAACTTCTGGGCTGTTTCGTGAAGATGCAGGAGAAAGTGTATTTTTTGCTCAGGAGCTTCAGAAAGTAAAAGCCAAAACATATGATGTAAAAACACCTGCGAATAATGCAATGAGCATTTTCCCGGTTACCAGTGAAGCAGATCCTGGCGCTGATACTGTTGCTTTTGATAGCTACGATTCTGTTGGCATGGCTAAGATTATTACAAACTATGCTGATGATCTGCCACGTGCAGATGTTAAAGCCCAGCGCACAATTGTCAAAGTGTTTGATATTGCTACTTCCTATGGTTATTCTATAAAAGATATTCGCCGGGCGAAGATGACTGGGAAACCGTTGACAACACGCAAAGCAGAATCTGCTCGCAGAGCTAATGATGCTTTGGTTAATAAAATTGCATTTCAGGGCGATGCAGAACATGGCATTCTTGGTATTTTTAAACATCCAAATATTACAAAGTATGTTTTGCCTGCAGATGGTGAAGGTTCTGCTACTACTTGGGATAAGAAAACACCAGTACAGATCCTTCGTGATATGAATAATGCGGTTTCTATGATTGTTGATATAACTAAAGGCGTTGAAATTCCGGATACTATTTTGTTGCCGATTGATAAATATAACATCATTGCAACTACGCTTTTGCCGGATTCTGGCGGGCAGACTATTTTGAGTTTCTTCCAGGAGAAAAATCCTTATATTCAAACAATCAAGTCTATCCATGAAGCATCTGGTGCTGGGACTGGTGGTAAAGATATTATGTTCATCTACAGAAATGATGAAAACGCGCTTTCGTTGGAAATTCCTCTGCCTTTTGAGCAGCTTGCCCCTCAAAGGAAAAATTTGGAAATGGTGATCCCTTGTGATTCTTCCACTGCCGGTGTTATGGTATATTATCCTTTGTCTATCTGCATGGCAGAAGGCATCTAAATTAAATAGCTCCCCAATTTTAAGGGGAGCTATTCTTATATCTGAAAGGAGTGTAAAAATATGTTGTTAAAAAATATTTCTAAACGTTTAATTGTTGTTGAGGATAAAAAAATTATTCCAGGATACTTTGCTGAGGTAAGTGATACTTATGCTGCTCATCCGGTTGTAATTGATATGATTGCTAATAAAGAATTAGAAAAAGTGGAAAATTGCAAAGATGCTGCGACTATTAGTGAAGAAACTGGTAATGGTCAAGGCTCAGAAGAAGTTGATTTTAAAGATATGAAGGTATCTGAATTAGAGACTTATGCTTCTGAACATGGTATTGACTTAACTGGCGCAAAGACCAAAGAAGAAAAAATAGCGTTGATTAAAGCAAATGAAAGTAACTAATCATGAATGCAGAAGAACACAAATTTGTTGAATTATTTCGCTTGTTAGCACCTGATTTAGCAGATGCTAAAGAAGATATGATTATAGCAATGCGTAACCTCTGTGAACCGATGTTGAATAAAGAAAGGTTTGGTGATCTATATGATCAGGCTTTAGCATATCTTGTTGCTCATCGGTTAGCGTACATCAATGTTATCGCAGAGAATGGGGCAGGATCTTCGGCTGCTACTGCAGGTAGTTTGGTTTCTGAAAAAGAGGGAGATTTGGCACGTTCTTATAGTTCTTCAGGAGTTGGCACTGGTTCATATATTGACAATTTAGATAAAACTGCCTATGGCATGGAATTTAAACGTATAAGAGATATGTGTATAGTTTCAATTGTTACGAGGTTTGGTTAATATGAGCGGCGTGTTGGATATTGACCTCGGATGGAAGGATCTACTCAAAGAATTGAGAGGATTGTCTAAAAAGGAGATTAAGGCTGGCATTCAGGGGGGTAAAACGAAAGATGGAACTGCAGATCTTGTTACTGTTGCTGCAGTTCAAGAATTCGGCGCAATGATATTTCAACATCCAGGAGAGGTTACCGTTTACCGAAAGGTAAAAAAAGATGGTAGTTTTGCAAATAATGGAAGATTTGCAAAAAAATCGAAAGCGAATTTTAGTAGTACTCATAGAAGTATGGGGCGGTTAATTATTATTCCAGAACGTAGTTTTATAAGGGCAACTTTTGACGAGAAATCTGATGAAATTGGTGAACGTGCTGAGTCAGCTGTTACAGCTATCATTAATGGCGCTGACGTTAGTAAGGCGCTTGAACGAACCGGACAATATATTGAAGGGGAGATTAAGCGCAAAATTGGTAGCGGACCGTTTACACCAAATAGCCCAGCAACTATTAGGAAAAAGAAAAGTAGCAAACCTCTTATTGATACTGGTCACATGAGACAGTCGGTTCGTTATGAGATTGGAGATAGATCAGATGAGTAGCTTTAGAAAGCCGTTAACGATTTATCGTTATGAAGGAAAACCGGTTTTACAGGGTAACGGTAAATTTATTCTTCCTGCTCAGGAGAGTTTTGTTATAAAGGCATCTGTGCAACCGTTAAAGGCTACGGAAATGGATGCGTTACCAGAAGGTAGGCGTGGGAGTCATGCTGTAAAAGTTTATTCTGATACGGAATTATATATGGCCGACCAGGGGACTGGCATACAGGCTGATCAATTCGAGTGGCTCGGACGGAAGTATGAAATTGTTGCTGCAGATGCATACCAGTGTGGTGTTATAAGTCATTGGAGAATGTATGCAGTGGAGGTGAGATCTCATTAGTGAAGTTAATGTCAGAGAAAGAGTCATAGATTTTTTTGCATATTGCTTACGTGATCTATATAAGGGATTACCGGTTATACAATCGAAGCAAGACATTGCAATTGAATACGAACGATACCTTCTTATTGATTTAATGGGCGAGAAGAATATCGGCAATAGTGAAAAATGGGTACCTGAAAAAGAAGAGGTACATATTTTGGGATTAGTAGAAACAACTTTAAACATAAGAGCCTTTGGCACTGGTAGTGTCGAGGTTCTTTCGCTTTTAAATGGGTACTTAACATTACCAACTATAGTCGATAAATTCCAAGAAGCTAACATTGCTGTAAATAGTATTGGTAGTGTCATGGATCTTACTGATTTAATTGATGGTAGTCGTTACGTTGAAGAAGCTGCAATTGATTTAACTGTTTCTTACGATCGAGATGCGATTTGTAATCCTGGCTGGTTTGAAACGGTATTTATTGAGGGGCGGTTGACTGAAAATGGAACCAATCATGTGATTGCTTCAGAGGTTCATTTTGAAGCAAATATAAATATTGAAAAGGAGAATGAATAATATGGCTAATCTTGATAGAATCATCAATGCCCAAATATCTTTAAATACAACAGGCATTAGTAGTGCTGGATTCAGCACCTTGATGATTGTTGGTCCTCATGCAAACAGTTTGAGCCGTGTGTTGACTATTACTGATGCAGATGAGTTGGTGGATATGGGATTTACATCAACAGATGCTATTTATCAGGCGGCGAGTGATGCATTTGCGCAGACCCCTCGTCCAAGTGTAGTTAAAATAGGACGGTTCCAATGTGATACAGTGAAGGTAAAAATGCCGATGGCTGTTGTGGAAGGAGCAGAATATGGTGTTTCGGTACAACGTTTAGATGGCAATGGCAATTTGATTGAAATCAAAGCAATTTACATAGCTCAATCGTCTGATACTGTAGACAAGGTAATGACGGAATTATCTAATAAGATTGATGAATTGGATACTGCTCCTAAATTTTATGCGGTATCTGTAATGGAGGATGAACTTGTTGTTAAATCCACCGATCCCAAAACAAGCTTTGTAGTTGTTCCAAATGGAAAACTGGAAGTGAGTAGCCAGGAACCCGCTACAAATATTGATGTGAGCAGTAATATGGCAATGATTTGTGATGCTGATAATGACTTCTACGGTATTTGTTATGTAGATCGTACTGAAGATGCTGTTTTAGCTATGGCAGAATGGACAGAAGCTCATATTAAATTATATGGTGTTACGGTTACTGATCCTGGAGCGAAAAATGCGGAAATAACCAATGATATTGGATCTAAATTACAGGCAGCTAATTATTATAGAACTCATTGGTGGTATCATGAAAAAGATAATGAGTATCCTGAAGCTGGAATTGCTGCACGTTGTTTTGCAATCAATCCTGGTGGTGAAACTTGGGCCAATAAAAAATTATCAAGTATTACTGTAGATAATTTGAATGAAACTGAATACAATGCCATCAAAGCTAAAAATGGCAATACCTTTGAGAAATTCCGTAATGTTACAATCACTCAAAATGGCAAAGTTGCTGCAGGTGAGTGGATTGACGTTATTCGGTTCCGTGATTGGCTAGTAGAGACGATTCAGACGGAAGAATTTAGTATGTTGATCAACAGAGACAAGTTGCCGTTTTTAGACCCCGGCATTGGCCTTGTTGAAAGCACACTTAATTCGGTATTAGTTCTTGGGCAAAAACGTGGTGGTATTGCCGAAAACGAATTAGACGATGATAATAATGTTATTCTTGGCTTTAAGATATCTGTGCCTAAAGCGGCAAATATTTCTGCCAATGTAAAAGCTCAACGTGTGTTGCGTGATGTGCAGTTCACCGCTCGTTTGGCTGGTGCAATTCATGCGATGGAGATCAAAGGTTCTTTAACGTATGAAAATATTAAGAGTGCATAACGGAGGTATAAGATATGCCGAATGTAAAAACATATGATCCCAAGAAGGTAATGGTAATTTTTGGGCCGGTTGTGTTGACTGGTTTTGCTGAAGATACGTTTATTAATATTGAAACAGATGGCGATGGCACAACGGCTGTTGTTGGATGTGATCAGGAAATCGTTAGAAGTATTGATCCTGGCAGCATCATCAAAAAGGTTACACTTTCTTTGTTGCAATCAAGTGATAGCAATGATGAATTAAGTGCTATCCATGACGTTGATAACCAAGCAGGTGCAGGCTTGATGCCTTTGGCAATCAAAGATCTGTCTGGAAGATTGTTGATGATGAGTGATCAAGCTTGGATTACGAAAAAGCCAAATGTCAATCGTGGCAAAAGTGCTAGTGAAGGGAAATGCCAATGGGTACTATTAGCGGCTGTACCTGATTCTGCTTTCCTTGTAGGAGGTCATAGTTAATGGAATTAGCAAATGTCGAAATAAAAGAAAAAGAGATTGGTGAAAATGTGTATTTTGTACGACCGTTTCCGCCGCAGAAATCTTTGGAACTTCTTGGCGATTTACAAGCTGTTGTGACATCTTCACTTGATACAGCAGTGGATAAGAAAGATGATATTGAGTCTAACACTGAAGAAGAATCTGTGTTAGATAGAAATATCAACATTGGTGCAATTATTTCTGGTGTTGGTAAAAATTTAAAGGGACCAGTCCTGGTAAACTTTGCCAATAGGATAATTAACAAAGACTTTATTTCTATCAAAAGGCCGTCAGATGAAACTCCTGTAAAATTAGAAAAAAATATTTCGGATAATATTTTTGCAGGACGATTAAAAGAAATGATTCAGTTGATGTACTTCGTCTTGGAGGTAAATTATGCTGATTTTTTCGAGAATCTTCCCGACCTTTCTGGAATCCTTCAGGAGCTTGGGATAAAGAAGAAATAACAATACCAGGTAAATTAAGACCTGATTTAAGTAGAGAGTCATTGATATGGCGTCCGGTATTAGCTGGGAAAGTAACAATGACGGAACTTAAATTAGGTCTTGTTAATTTGGTTGATTTATTGAAAATCAATGCGTTGCTCGACATGGAGGCTGATATACAACGTTATGCAGCAGAGCATCCCAAAAAGGATGGTGATGAACATTGAAGCTAAGAGAATTGTTAATAGGTATTGGTTTTAAAGTTAATGAACAAAATATAAATGCAGTTGAAAGTAAAATAGGAAAAATCAAAAAAAATCTTAGTGCAGTTGGGACAGCATCTACTAGAGCTGCTGACATGACTAGTAAAGGCATGGCCACAGTTGGTAATGCATCTGAGCGTGCGAAACAAAAAACAGAAAGCGCGTTTTCTGGTATTGAATCTAAAGCTCGTGGTGCCAATGAAGAACTGCACAAGATGGATAGTACTTTAACCGGCTTAAAGAATAAGTTTGTTGGTGCATTAGCTTTTTTGGGAGTTACTCTTTCTTTAGGGAACATTATCAGGATGGTTGATGAATGGAAAGTTGTTAATGGACAGGTTGCATTGACTACTAAAAATCAGCAAGAATCTTTGATGGTACAAAAAGAACTTTACCGCATGGCTATTGATACCAGACAGGCATATGCATCTACTGCTACATTATATGCATCAGTAGCGAGGAATTCTTCTGAATTAGGGAAAAGTGCCGAAGATGTTTTAGGTTTTACTGAAGATGTATCCAGAGCAATGATGATTGGTGGTGGCAGTGCTGCATCTCAACAGGCCGCACTTATACAGTTGGGGCAAGCTTTAGGTTCTGGCGTACTCCGTGGTGATGAGTTGAATTCTATTATGGAGCAAGCGCCACGTTTAGCTAAAGCTATTGCTGAAGGTATGGGAACAACGATTGGCCAGCTTAGGGTACTTGGTAAAGAAGGTAAACTAACGGCTATAGATGTTTTCGATGCAATTAGGAAGAGCTCTGAAAAGTTGAAACGTGAAATGGGAAAAATCCCTTGGACGGTTAATCAGGCAGGGGTAAGAGTATCAAATGCTCTTGGTAACTTATTCTCGAAGCTAGAAAAAAAGACCGGTGTTGTTAGTTCTATAGCGAAAGGGTTCGCAAGCATTGGTGATTATATTGATAATATCGATATAGATAATTTTGTAGCTGGATTTCAATTATTAGTTATTTATGCATCTGCATTTTTTGTTGTTTCTAAATGGAATAGTTTACTGACTGGAATGAAATTGTTAAAAGATGTTATTTTAGGGATAAAGGATGCCTACCTTTTAGCAACAGGGGCACAAGTTGTTTTTAGATCAGGAAGTGCAAGAAGTATAGCTATGGCAATACTTCCTTTTGCAAAAATTGCGTTGATTGCTGCTGCTATCGCTATTGTAATTTTGGCCATTCAAGACCTTTATGTGTGGATTCAAGGCGGTGACAGCGTTATCGGGCGGCATGTTGGATCGTGGAAAGATTTTATAAAAGAATTGAGTCGCCGCTGGGAACAATTGAAAGACGAATTTTCTAAATCGATTGCTCCATTGGTAAGTGCAATTCAACCTTTCATTAATACCTTCAAAGATATTGTAAATTGGATAGATAGATGCATTAGCAAATTTGAAAGTTTTCAAGCGAAAATAGCGGCATGGAATCCTCGTAAAAAGCTTTCTGAATTTGGAGATTGGGTTGGTAATATTTATCTTGGTGGAGCGAATAAAAACACTGGTAATGATTATATTGCTAAAAGTGTAGCCCGATCAAACACGAGAAATTATTCTGATCAAAGTACACATACTAATAATATAAATATATTTGCGAAAACAAATGCAACACCTGCTGAAATTGGAGTTGGTGTTGCTAATGCGATTGAGCCTGCTAATGGTTATGAATTCGATCTTTCTTCCGGGTTTGATTATGATTTCCCAATATTGGAGGATAACTAAATGTTAGCTGATATTTTAGGGATAAACCCCAAGAATCCAACTGAAATAGGGACTTTGAAGGTTGATATTGTAAGATCTTTTGAATATCAGATGGATCAAGAGGTAACTGAGCATCCGGTTGAAACTGGGTTTGAAATACATGACTCAATTATAAATAAAGCAATCAAGGTGGATATGACGATAGGAATTTCGTCACATCCAGTAACATGGTTTTATAAAAATAGCCATGGTCAACATAAGTTTGCTAGTGGGTTATCGGCGCTTGAGCAAATCCGCGATAATAAAGAGCCAGTTACCATAGTGAGGCCTGATAAAATTTGGTCAGATATGGTTTTAACAAGCGCAAGGCCAGTTCGCAATGATGAAAGTAAATCAATCATATGGGTAAATTGTTCGTTTGTTCATATAACGAAAGTTGCTACACAAACCACTGAGGTACCGGAAGATATTGTTGATGAGTCTGCAAGAGATAGTGCAGGAGAAACTGCAGCTGATGGTGGTACTGCAACGCAAACAGATATTGGGAGTATTAGTAGTGATTCTGAAGAAATTGAAGATGCTGGAGAAGAAAAGCCGTTGAATAAATCTATAGCTGCTCAAGGAGTTGACTGGGGAGTAAAGAAAATACAGGACATAATGAACAGCATTGGGTTAGGACGGTGAACGTATGGAAGCAATAAAATTCAATGACGCCAATGATATTGTTACTAAAGTTGTCTTAGATAATGTCCAGTATAGGATTCGGTTAACTTGGAATGCAGTCGGTGAATTTTGGACGCTACATTTATGGGATAACGATAAAAAACCGTTATGTTGTAATCTTAAGATAGTGCCAAACTTTCCGCTTTTGATGAATCATCACAGGCCAGGTATTCCTTCAGGGGAATTAATTGTTCTAACAGACCTTGAAAAGATAACTCGTAGCAGTTTTACGAACGGCGCTGCCAGTTTGATTTATGTGACGGAGGCAGAGTTTTATGGGAAAACAGTTTGACCGTGTTTATCGTTTACTGGTTGGGGTAGAGGGCAGTGATGGTATTATTATTGAAGGTAAGCCTAAAGAGAATGCGTTAAATATAACATTTGATATTGACAAAGACCTGACAAAGCAGACTAACAAATGTCGCTTGCAGGTCTTTAATTTATCTGATAAAACAGCAAAGATATTTGAACGAGATGATAGCATTTGTATTCTTGAAGCTGGCTATAGCGAAGATATCGGTCTTAGACGTATTTTTGTTGGCGCAGTTTTAAAAGCATGGACATCCCTTAAAGGAGCAAATATGGTTACTGAATTGGAGCTATCTGATGGGCAAATTGCAATCCGTGATTGTGTTGTGTCTTTATCATATGCTGCAAGTGTTTCTGGGCGAAAAGTTATTGAGGATGTTGCTGCTGCAATGGGATTAGTTGTTCAGTTCGCTGAGGATTTGAGCTACTGCAGCTATGCTAATGGCTTTAGTTACATAGGTCCTGGGAGAACTTGCCTTGAAAAAGTATGTGCTGCATCGGGGCTGTCTTGGTCTATACAAAACAATGTGTTGCAAATCATAGAAGATGGCGGTAGTACTAAAGTTATAGCGATAAAGTTAAATGCAGATAGTGGACTTATTGGATCTCCAGAAAGGATCATTAAAGCTGCTAAAAAAATAAAAAAAACATCAAGTAAAAAGTCGAAAAAAAATAAAGGAAAAGAGAAAAAGGCCGGCTGGAGAGTTTGTTCTTTGCTGCAGCCGACACTGAATCCTGGAGATTTGATTTATCTTGAAAGCAAGCCAGTAACAGGTTGGTTTAAAATTGAATCTTTAAAACATACTGGAGAATACAGAGGGAAAAAATGGCACACTAATATGGAAGTATATGAGATTGGAGGTGAGGATAAAAAATGAATTCAATTTCAAGTGCTGGAAAAGCGAGTCCAAATCCTAGCGTTGAAGCCATTGATAAAGCTATGAAACAGCGTATTGGTGAAATCAGGACGGGAATGCCTGGGGAAATAATTTCGTTTGATGCTGGTACTTGTATGGCTACAGTAAAACCATCTTTGCAATATCATACTGCAGATGGAGATATTTTAGATTATCCTTTGATAATAGGCGTACCAGTTTTTATGCCACATGCAGGAAATGCTCAGATAACTTATCCTGTAAAAGTTGGAGATAGTTGCTGGATTGCATTTGCTGAACGCAGCTTGGATGAATGGCTTGGTAAAAGTGATAGCGATAATCATGATCCGAGGCAGTATGATTTAACTGATGCAGTATGTTTTGTCGGAATGAGAAAAGTACAATCAATATCTGCAGATAACGTTGAAATCATTAATGGTCCGACTTCGATTAGCTTAACGCCTGATCAAAACATTAATATTGTTGGTGATGTAAATATAAAAGGAAATATCACTTGCTCCGGAACATCGAAAATGTCAGGGAATATTACTTGTGATGGTGATGTTATAGCGAGTGGTATATCGTTAACGGATCATACTCATGGCGGTGTTGAAACAGGCGGTGGAAATACATCTGGACCGCAGTAAGGAGGCCGAGCTATGGTTGATATTGCATTACATGCAAATGATCATGATATCTTGATTAAAGATGGAGATTTTTTGCTGATTGATAACGCCGAACGAGTTGCTCAACAAATAAAAGTTAAGCTACTGACTTTTCTCGGAGAATGGTTTTTGGACACTACTTGGGGCGTGCCTTACCTCGAATATATTCTTGTTAAGCAACCTAATCAAGAGTTGATCAAACAAATTCTGAGTGAACAAATATTGTCGGTTGATGATGTGAAAAGTTTAAATGCGTTGGAACTGGATTATCAGGTCAAAGTCCGGACATTGATTATAAATTATGAAGTGTCAACAGAATACGGTTTGATTACCAGGAAGGAGGTGCTGGGGTATGGCGATAAATAGTAATACTAAGTATGGTGTTACACCACAAGGTTTTGTCAGAATGAGACTGCCTGAAATACAAAGTAATCTTTTTGATAGATTTGAGAGTAAAGTTGGTCAGGCAGTAAGCCGAAAGCCTAATAGTGTAATTGCTATTATATTGAGTCTAGTTGCAGAGGAGTCTGACCAGCAGTGGCAACTCGCTGAATATGATTATTATGCACGTTCACCGATGACTGCTGATGATGGAAGTATTGATAATACTGTTATGTATAGTAATGTTCTGCGGCGTGGAGAAGAATATACATATTTTTATGAAGTTTGTTATGGTCGCAATGGTTTTGTTTTACCTGCAAATTGCCAGGTAAAAGGTAGTGATGGAGAAAAGTATAATATTGCTGCTCCTGATATTATCACTCTTGACAATTGCGTAAGCGTTACTTTATTTATCCCGAACGTTACTGAAGGTGATTCGTTCGGATTTATATTAAATAAATCAGTGCGTGTTAGTTATACTGCAGTGACAGGAGATAATGTTGAGGCTGTTTATTCAAAACTTTTACAGCAAATATCTGGAGATGAGTGGTCTGGCAGCATTTTGGATGGAAACTTAGTGCTTAATCAGACTGATCGCAGATATGGTGGTACAGTAGTTCCTACGGAAACTTTTACTGTTATCGAAGTTGGGACACCAATCAAATTTGTGGCCGAGAATTATGGGCCGTTAGATCCATTATTAAAAACAGTAACGTCTATTAATACCAACTACGATGGGTGGACTGCTGCTAGTAATGAATCAGCGGCTTATGTTGGTAGAAATCTTGAAACTACAACAGAATTACGTCAACGATATGCTGCAGCAGTATTCCGAACGAGTCGTGCTATGAAAGAAAGTATAAAGGCTGCATTGTTAGATCTCCCGGACGTAGATAGTGTAACTGTGTATGAAAATCGATCTGACGAAATTGTTGATGGAATGAAGCCGCATAGTTTTGAGGTTATTATTCATGGCGGTGATGATATTCAAATTGCACAGACTATTTTAGAAAAGGGACCTATTGGTATTGATAGCAATGGGTCCATAGAAATGACTGTAATTGATAGTGAAGGGACTCCAGAAAAAGTTTATTTTAATCGACCTAAAGAAATTCCGATTTATATCAAAGTTACAGTTTGGGAATATAAGGAGGAAAATTTACCAGGAGATTTAGTTAATACAATAAAAGATATCATCATTGAGAGCGGTAGCAACCTTGGAATGGGCAAGGATGTTATCGCTCAACGTTTTTTAGGACCTATTTATTCTAAAGTTAATGGCATCGGTTATATGGAGATAGTTGTATCCGAAGATGATCAGGTTTATACAGAGAAAAGTATTCCTATAGATCGTGGGGAGATTGCTGTATTTGATGCCGAACATATCACTGTTGCAATGGAGATTAAATCATGCTGACATCAAAAGAAAGGATGCTTAATTTACTTTTATCTCAATTCTCTGACAGGAAAATTATTAAAGCATTGCTTGAAACAATTGGAGAAGAATTTGATTTTCATAACACACTGAAAAAACAAATCAGGACAGAGATATGGCCAGATGTTGCCGTTGGTAAACAACTTGATATGTGTGGAGAGGTTGCCGATATTAGCAGAAAAGTTGATGCATCAATGTCTGTGGACTTTTTCGGATTTCCTGACCATGGTAATAATAGCTTTGGTAAAGCCAGATTTAGAAGATACGGAGAACTTTATTTGAGCTCGTCTGAACTTCGAGATAACGAATATCGTTTAGCTATTTTTTCAAAAATTGCTAAAAATACCACAGATGGAAGTAGGCAAAGTACTATTGACAGTATTAAGCGAATGTTTGGTGTGAGTCGAGTAATTGCTATCAATGCTGGTAACGCAAAAATGAGAATTGGTATAGGTAGGGTCGTTACACCTAATGAACTTAAGCTGATAAACGCTTTGGATTTAATAATAAGAGGCGCCGGAATTGGGGTTATATACATTTATTGGTTTAATGGCGGAGATACTTTCGGATTTAGTAGGAATGGCAAAAATATTGGTAATTTTGTTGGGTTTGGAAAAGGTACGTTTGCGAGAATATTACAAATAGAAGGGAGTTTGATATAAATGTCTATTGTTCAACCAGATTTTTCAAAAATATTTGCATCTGGCGCTGCTATTGGAGAGTTGCTAAATTGGCCAGATGAAAACTATTTAAGAGGGTGGGGGTATTTGAAGGAGTCAGAACCACCGCCGATGGAATTTTTCAATGCTTTGGCCAATTTATCTGATACTAAAGATAATTATTTATTTCAAGCAATAAATATACGTAAGAATAAAACACAGTATCATATAGATGACATTGCAACAACACCTAATTTGACATCTAAATATCAACTTATTTGTATTCAGGAAGGTGTTACTGCGGAAGCAGAACCTACTTGGCCTGATACTGATGGAGAAGAGGTTTTGGACGGCGCTTGCAAATGGCGTGTTACATCTAAAGTTGCTAATGGGATTACTATAGCAGAAAATGAACCAATAAATGCACGTGACTATTCTGTATGGCTTGCATTAAATGCAAATAATGATATAGCTAAATTAAAATATAAAACAGCACAGAAAACGTGGAAACAGTTGCTCATAGAAAGCAAATTGTCGGCTATATTGGATAGCCCTGTTAGAAGTTTAGAAAGAAATACAATATATAAAAAGAATGATATTTTATCCGATGCCACCTTACCAGGTGGTTTTTTAGTTTGTGAAACTGCGGGTACCTCTGGTGCATCTATTCCAAGCGCTATTACTAATGCTGCTGAAGGTGAAAATATAACTGATGGTACAGCGATTTTTTCGGTACATTATTTCTATAATTTGGCATCGCTTATTAGCCCGGCTTTTTCGGGAACTCCAACAGCACCAACCGCTACTAAAGGGACTAATACTAAACAGATTGCTACAATGGCAGCAATTATTAATGCATTAGCAGATTATGCAAAAAAAGAAAGTCCTGTTTTAACCGGGGCGCCTAAAGCCCCTACAGCGGAAAAAGGAACAGGTGGAGATATAATTGCAACATGTGCATATGTTTTGGCAGCGTTAGAAGGAATTGATCTAAGTGATTATGCAAAAACGACAGATTTGGACGAATATGCAAAGAAAGTTAGCCCAGCTTTATCAGGAACTCCTACAGCACCAACAGCAGCCAAGACAGTAAATAATACTCAAATTGCTACAACTGCTTTTGTTCATTTGCTTGCTGGAGCCGCTAATAATGGTGGTATAGTCGATTCGTTGTTGGCTCAAAATGGCTATGTAAAATTCGCAAATGGTTTAATTCTACAGTGGGGATATTATGTTGAGTCACAAAATCCAACAGATTATCGTTACTGGTCT